CTACTTAGTGTTCGTAATTTTGGCGGTTGCTACAGCCGACGGCACCGCGTTCATGGCAGCTGTGTATGCGGCTTCGTATGTGGCTTTCAGCTTCGGAACTGAGATGACCACCACCTCGTAATCCGGAGAAGCGGTCGCGGGGGCCTTCGCAGCCTCCTCGGTTACGAGCGAGTCGCATACAACGGCGACAGCTTGAAATTTTTTGACCGTTGGTGGAAGTCCTGCGAGCTTGATGAACCGATTCAACTGTGCGACGGAGGCACCCTCAGTTGCTCCAGTGATGGCGCGTTCTCGGAGCCAGACCAGTGTTCCTGCTAGCCGACTCGTCCGGTCGGTTTCGCAACCCTCAATGGCATTCTTTATGGGCTCGAACTTGCTCTTGGTCGACTTTGCTTTCACCTCTGAGCAGAGCACTGTGTCCATTGCAGACGAAGTGGGCCAGTTAGGTAAAACCAGATGTACGACATCGGAGTACGGTGCTGCCTTGTTGCGGTCTTGCTTGAGATGCCATCTTCTGAGCCCAACCGCCGCTTTTGGCAGAGCCGTTGCGCCTTGGTAGAAGTAGGTCAAGATCTCGCCGAACTCGCCCGACATCACTGACCCAGGATCTGGCAAAGCGGCCGCAATCACCTGGGTTGCCGGGGGGTATTGGATGGCCTGAATGTTGACCCTGTCATCGGAGATGTAGCACCGGCGTATCGCCATCCCAAGGGCTGTGGGGAGCGCGGCGGCATGTGCGTTTGTCACGCTTACAAAAACGTAGGATGGCCTCTTAACGGCGGAAAACCAACCAGCTGTGGCGTGAAAGGAAAGCCCAAGATCATTACTCATGTCGTCTCATTTTTCATTAAGGCGCTCAACACCTGCTCGCCTAGTGCAGGCACTCTTGCTCTAGGCGCACAACGGGATTCCAGTCACGGGCAAATTCCATCGGTTGTCCGCTCCTAGCCGATAGTACCTGTTCGACTCTCGCTGGGAAACGACGGCAACCGCTGCAAAACGGAAGTCCGTTTCAGACTGAGACCGGCTGTAGCCGTTTGCGATTTTCCTACTTCAAACCTGCCCGTGGGTGACATACGCCGACTGTCAGCAATATGGCCCTGCTTTCGTCAAGGCCTATTTCGGGAATCGACCGGGAGCGGGCGCTCGTTGCCGACTGGTTTGAGGTAAAACCAACGGCTGTCAAAAGAAAGTATTCGCTGAGAACTTCATCTTGCCCGACTGAAATAATTGCTCAAATTGGGCGCGCCTACTGCTAGGAGCGTTGATCAGGAACGCGCAGGCAACTGGGGCAAACGCTTCTATGGCATCGATGGGCTCGGAATAGACCAAGCCCTTGCGCGCGACTTTCATCACATCGGTCACGTTGTTGATGGCTCCCCATTCGATTTTTGGAGTCAGCGTATGACTGAATTTGTTGCGCACTGAATTTACGTTCTGAATCGCGGGCTTTACGAATGCCGCCGCTGAAAGCCCATCCTTTAAGCGCTTTGTCTTCTGGCTGAATGTAAGCCTGAGTTCCTCCAAATTGTTGATCTTGTATTCCACCTTAATGTGCTCGTTCATGTACTGTTCGATCACAAGGTGTACGCGAAGTATTCGTCCTATCGCGTTGTGGTCCGCAGAAAATGCCGCATCAAATCGCTCAATCTCGACTTGTGCCTCCTTTGACATTTCGTCCATGATCGGCGCAAACAAGTTCAAGAAGGCCTTTTGAGCCTCAAGGCTTAGCGGGTTGACTGGGGTTGTGTCGTACATGATGCGCTTCGTACGGTTGTGTCGTGATCGATGAGATGATCTTAAACGTAGAGGGACATCATCTTGCAACCGGACTTGGGCGCCGGGTCGCCAACGTAGGATGCCGTACGTTGGCCGTCAGCAATGGGCACCATGTGGGCCGTCGTGAATGACCGCAGACGAGCAGGCAAGATGTAGGAATTGAACTTCCAGAAAGCTGCCGGTGTTGAATACCTGGATACGCTGAAAAACGGAAGTCCGTTTCAGACTGATTGGCGTCGTTTAATTGCTCGACTCTGTTTTCGAAACTCAAAATTAACATTGGCATTCCAAATGCTTGTCAATTTGGTGATGTTGTTAACGTAAACAATCATTACTGATGCCGTGGCCAAAGCAATCAATGGACTATAAAGACCGAATCAATTCACTGCCGAGCGCTTTAAGAGATCATTAAAGTTGTTGAGCTAGGATCCCTTAAACAGGTTTTCTGGCTCAACCATCTACTGCCAAATCTGAATACATATATTTCATTGGACGGAGCTGAAACAAACTACTATAGGTAACTTGCCGAAAAGACCGAGGCTGAGGTCTAAATTTAATTAACTAGTTTTCACGAAACCCTGAACAATTTAGAAAAAATGCAAATTTCCATCCAAACTCCACGCAAATTTCTTAATCCCTTGCTTTCACAAAAAAGTATTGTTTCAAGCGATTTTGAGGAATTTAAAGTTGCTGCTCTAAAGTATGTCCAGGACGTGCAGCAGCAAAGAGCTAGCAAGCAAAGCGAACCAAATATCGTTGCTGGGGCATTGATGCCATTTTTACAATCGAATCCGCTTGCTTATAACTGCCGCCCTTATAGTCAGAAAGGGCAAAGCGGAATTGACCTTGCAATTCTGACTGGCAACGATATTAACGTCATCATTGAAGCCAAAGTCGTTGGCAGTAAAGACATGATTACGGTTCATGATTTGAATCGTAAATCGTTTCATGAAGCTATTTTTTACTTCATGCAAGAGCGAGAGCGAGGCAACGACAAGCTAACCCATATCATCATCACTGATTTTTATGCGTGGTTTGTATTTGATGCCAAAGATTTTGATCGTTTATTTTGGCGCAATGAGCAGTTGAAAAAAAACTTTCATGCTTATCATAATCCTAATCTGCTAACCAAAAGCACGGCTGAAGTCTATGCAGCCATAGAAGCACATCTTCCCAAGATGCTAAATGATCTATTTACCGAAGTAACCATTGACTGCGCCTACTTTAATATATCTGCGCCTGATAAAATTCAAGACAAAGATCTGACAGCCATTTATAAGCTCCTCAGTCCAGATGGTTTGATAAAGGCATTTAATCCTAATGATGCCAATAGTTTGAATCGTGAGTTTTATAACGAGTTGCTATACATACTGGGTTTGCAGGAGACAAAGGACGGTGGCAAAAGACTGATTAGTGCGTCAAGCACTGCAGGCGGCCTGTATGATGGTATTGCTGATAAGCTAGACCAGCAAGGGAAACCTCATGCGTTTGAAGATGTGATCAAACTCATCATCATCTGGGTAAACCGCATTTTATTTCTAAAACTTCTGGAGTCACAAATCGTGACTTGGACAGGAGATAAAAAAAGCCGTTTTTTAAATATCGAAAAAATCAGCAGTTACGATGAATTAGAAAGTTTGTTTTTTGACACTTTAGCGCGGCGCCTACCGAACCGAAAAAATAAGAGCTTTTCATATATACCATACCTCAACAGTTCACTGTTTGAGATGCAGAATGAAGAAAATTCTGGTATTGGCATCAGTGCATTGTCTGATAGCATGCAAATTGCTTACTATCCAAGAACCGTAGTGAAAGACAGCGCACAAAACTGTAAAAATGGAAAAACAAAAACACTGTCTTATTTGTTTGAGTTTTTAGATGCATATAACTTTGCCAATGACAGCAGTGATGAGGTAGTAGTTGAAACGAAAAATCTGATCAGTGCATCGGTGCTTGGATTGATTTTCGAGAAAATCAACGGCTATAAAGACGGTAGCTTCTATACCCCCAGCTTTGTGACCATGTATATGGCGCGTCAAACTATCCAAAAAGCTATTCTCCAAAAGTTTAATGAAAAATACAGCTGGACTTGTACGGCGCTTGTGGGCGAAGGGGGATTAAAAAACGAGATCAAAGATCACCACATCAAAAAGAAAGACAGTAACGCACTGATTGACAGCCTGAAAATTTGTGATCCTGCGGTAGGCAGCGGACATTTTTTAGTTTCCGCCCTCAATGAGATTTTGTATATTAAAAGCAGGCTGGGTTTGCTGGTGGATGAAGAGGGCACTTTGCTCGATTACGACATCACCATAGAGAACGATGAGCTTATTGTGACCAGCGACGAAGGCGAGCTGTTTGAATACAAGAAAGGCAGTAAAGAAAAAAACCTAGTACAAAAAACCATGTTCCAGGAAAAGCAGAAAATCATTGAAAACTGCTTGTTTGGGGTTGATATTAACCCAAACTCGGTAAATATTTGCCGACTCCGATTGTGGATCGAGTTATTGAAGAGTGCTTATTATCTGCCAGATGGTACGCTGGAAACGCTTCCTAACATCGACATTAATATCAAATGTGGCAATAGTCTGATAAGCCGCTTTGCGCTGGATACAGACTTAAAAAACGCTTTGAAGAAAAGTAAAATATCTGTGAAAGATTATCGTGCTGCCGTAAGTAGCTACCGCAACACAAGTGACAAAACGCAAAAACGGAAGCTTGAGATTTTAATCAACGATATTAAAAATAAGTTCCGAGAAGAGCTGCAGACCAATGATCCCAACCTGGAAAAACTTAAAAAAGTGCAAGGTGCGTTGAAGACATTGAAAGGACAGGCTGCACTGTTTGAAGAAGACAGCAATAAGAAAAAAGAAAAACAAAAGCTTGCTGCTAATCTTAACGCTGACATTGTCAAATGGGAACTAGCTGTTGAAAATGCCAAGAGCAATAAAATTTATTCAAATTCATTTGAATGGAGGCTGGAGTTTCCCGAAGTTCTGGATGAAGCAGGAAATTATGATGGATTTGATATAGTTATTGGAAATCCTCCATATTTTAACATTGACAGTTTTGGCGGCGGCTCAACTATGTTGCGTTACTTGCCACTCAATTATCCACAAGTTTATATGGATAAGAGCGACATCCTGTTTTACTTTTTGGCATTGGCTGGAAAAATTTCAAAGCTACAAACTGCATTTATTATCTCAAATGCAATGATGTACTCGGATAAAGCCCAGAAACTGCGCAATCATCTTTTGCAAAGTAGTTCGATTGAAAAAATAATAAATTTTGAAAAGTATCAAGTGTTTGACGAAGCCAGCATCACGTCAATGATGCTTTTTTTAAACAAACCTCATGTTGCCAACAGCACAACACAGGTGAAAAATTTCGTTGAAGCAAATTATGACAAGAACAAATTGATACGTGAGGTTAATAGTAATGCTGGATATTTCAATGTTATTTTAGAAGAGAACCGTGTTTTTGCTTTGGCTAAAAATGACATTGCAGCGCTCAATAAAAAAATTGAAAGCTCTCACAAAACCTGTGGAGACTTATTCCACGTTGGAAAGGGTATGGAAACTGCCGCTAATGAGGTATTTTGCTTCGATCATTACCCTGTGCAATTCGATGCAAAGTATATTAAAAAGCGCATGAGTGGTGGAGTTATTGAAAAATATACTTATAAATCGGCTTTGGAATTTATTTTGTATTTTGAAGATATACCAAGTTACGAGAAATTGGATAAAAATATAAAAGCACACCTGCAGTCGTTTAAAGCTAAATTAGAAAACCGCGCAACCGTCAAAAATGAAGGCCGTGTTTGGTGGCGTTTTAGCCGCCCCATGCACAAGGAGTATTATAAATATGATAAGTTGTGGTGCTCATACCGTGCCAAGGAAAACATTTTCTGTCTGGATGAAAGCACTGAATTCATTGGCCTTACCAACACCACGGCAATTTTTGCAACCAACCCCGAGGTATGCATCAAATACGCACTTGCTTTGTTGAATTCAAAAACCCTGAATTTTCACTATAAATCAATCGGCAAGCAAACTGGCAACGGCGTATTTGAATATTTTGAAAATCAAGTTTCTAAGCTGCCCATACCTGTTATTGGCAAACAAGCACAGCAACCCTTCATTGCCAAGATAAATTCAATTTTGAAGGCCAAAGCAAAAGGTGCAAACACGATTACGCTGGAGCGACAGATTGACGATATGGTTTATAAGCTTTATGGCTTGACGTATGACGAAGTGAAAATGATTGAACCTGAGTACAGCAGCATGAGCCAGAAAGAATACGAAGCACTTCCATAGTCATTGTCTTATCTATAAAGATTAATCTGCATATTACAAAAACGGTCGTTCATGGACGGCAGCTAACGCTGCACAGCAGCTTTTCATTGACTATTCGTTTACGAATTCGTTTGTCCGAATATTTGAGCAAGCGGACATGATTTGGTGACAATGTCAGCTGTAAATGTCCGCGCCGCCCCGGCATTCTCGGGGCATGGGTCTTTACAGCTACTACTCCACATCTGATCTTGAAGCGCTGCGCCAGCGCCTCATGGACTCGCTCCATGACCGGCTGACTGGCCCGACCTCGGCTACCAGCAACGGGCGCAGCGTCCAGTTCCAGCAGCAGACCGATCACATCCGCAAAGAGGCGGCCGAGGTCGCTGCCGAGCTGGCCCGCCGCAACGGCCAGTTCGACCGCCGCCCGATCTACCTGGTCTGACGTATGGCACGCAGCAAACGCCCCGCCAGCCGCCACGCCGCGCATGCCCTCAAGGGCGCAGGTGCGGGCGCCAGCCTATCCGCCTACCAGGGCGCCTCGTTCACCGATTTGGCCCTGAGCGGCTGGACCCCGCCAGCGGCCAGCGCCGACGCCGACCTGCTGCCCGACCTGGACGCGCTCACCGCGCGCTCGCGCGACCTGAGCCGCAACAACGGCGTCATGGGCGGGGCGATGCAGACGCTGCGCGACAACATCGTCGGCCCGGTCCTGCGCCTGAGCGCCATGCCCGACTACCGGCTGCTGGGCTGGACGCGGGAGCAGGCTCACGCCTGGGGCAACGATGTCGAGGCCAAGTTCCGCAGCTGGGCCGAAACCACCGAATGCGATGCGGCCCGCTCGCTGAACCTGCTGGGCATGACGGTGCAGGCGCTGGGCGGCGCGATGCTCAACGGCGATGCGTTTGCGCTGCCGCTGTGGCTGCCGCGCCCGGGCAGCCGCTGGAGCACCCGCCTGATGGTTATGGAAGCCGACCGCCTGTGCACGCCCGACGGCCTGCAGTTTCGCGACGACATTCGCGCTGGCATCGAGCTGGACACCTACGGCGCGCCGACCGCCTACCACCTGCTGCGCCGCCATCCGGGCGACGCCTACGGCGTCTATGGCGCGACGGTTTCGCAGCTCAAGCAGTGGGACCGCATTCCGGCCTTCACCGACTGGGGCCGCCCGCGCGTCATCCATCTGCACGACAAGGAGCGCACCGGCCAGTCGCGGGGCCGGCCCATTGTGTCGGCCGTGATGCGCGAATTTCACATGACCGGCAAATACGCCAGCAACGAACTGCAGGCGAGTCTCGCCAACTCGCTGGTGGCGGCGTTTCTGGAGTCGGACCTTGACCAGGAATCGGCTGCCGCGCTGTTCGGCGACGACCCGCGCACCGCCTGGAACAAGTCCGTGGGCCAGGCCCAGAGCATCGGCAAGCTGCAGGGTGCGGCGGTGATTCCGCTGCCCGCCGGCGCGCGCATGAGCAGCTTCACGCCGGGCCGGCCCAACGCGGCCTTCTCGGCCTTCATGGACGTGCTGCATCGGCAGATCGGCGTGGGCGTCAACCTGCCGTATGAACTCTTGATGAAGGACTTCAGCAAGACGAGCTGGTCCAGCGCCCGGGCGACGCTACTGGAGGCGTGGCGCTACTTTCACGGTCGGCGCCGCTGGCTGATGGACTACTGGCTCCAGCCCATCTATGCGCTGTGGTTCGAGGAAGCCGTCAACGCGGGCGAGATCGAGGCGCCCGGTTTTTACGCCAACAAGTACGCCTACACCCGGGCCAAGTTCATCTTCGGCGGTCGCGGCTGGGTGGACCCGGTCAAGGAGGCGCAAGCGGCCGTCATGCGCATGGAGGCGGGCCTGTCCACGCTGGAGAAGGAATGCGCGGAGCAGGGCGACGACTACGAGGAAGTGATGGACCAGCTGGCCGTCGAGCGTGCCATGAAGCTGGCGCGCGGCCTGCCGCTCGATACGGCCGCGCCCGTGCAGACGTCTGCACAGCCCGTCGAGCAGCCTGAAGAACAGCTAGATGACGCCGTTCCCGGCACCGCGCAACCACAAGGCAACGAATGAAATACCCCCACCTGGCCGCGCGCATCTTCAACACGCCGCTGCTCATCCACCCGCAAAAGCTCGACGCCATCATCGCCGGCCTGGGCGAGCGCCTGGCCGGCGCGCCGCTGCAGCTTGACGCCATCGGCCAGCCCGCCGTGCCCACCATGTTCACGACCCGCAAGGGCGAGCGCTCGGACCGGGGTTACCGCGTGGTCGATGGCGTGGCGGTGCTAGGCATTGGCGGCGCGCTGGTGCACCGCACCCGCATGGAAGCGGACTCGACCGTGCTGCTGGGCTACAACGATGTGGCGGCTGACCTGGAAGAGGCCATGCACCACCCGGACATCCATGCCGTGCTGCAGGTGTACGACAGTCCGGGCGGGGAGGTCGCTGGCGCCTTCGAGTATGCGCAACGCGCTTTTGCATTGCGCGGCAAGAAGCCCATGCTGGCGATTGCTGACAGCATGGCCGCGTCGGCCGCCTACCTGGGCGCGAGCGCCGCCGACGAGCTGGTACTGACCACCACCGGCTACGCCGGCTCCATCGGTGTCGTGATGCGCCATGTGGATTTATCGCAGGCGCTGGCTTTGGAAGGCGTGGCCGTCACGCACATCTTTGCCGGCGCGCGCAAGGTCGATGGCAATGCCTTCGAGCCGCTGCCCGAAGCCGTGCGCGTCCAGCTGCAGGGCGAAATGAACGACCTGTACGACGAGTTCATCAACGCCGTGGCCCTGCAGCGAAAGATGGCGCCCGACGAGGTGCGCAAAACGCAGGCCGCGATGTACCGGGGCGTGGCCGCCATCGCTTGCGGGTTGGCCGACCGCATCTCGACCACCGACCAATTGATTACCGAACTGGCCGCGCAGCGCGTGCGTTCGTATTCCGCCGGGCCATCGGCCCGATCCACCGCCAACGACAACCACAAAGGAAACACCATGTCAGGCAACACCACCCCCGGCGGTCCAACCCCCGCCAATTCCGCACCCGCAGCGGCCAGCTTCACGCAGGCCGATGTGGACGGCGGCCGCGCCCAGGGCGCGGCCGCCGAGCGCGCCCGCGTCGGCGCCATCCTGACGCACCAGGGCGCGGCGACCAACATGGCTCTGGCGATTCAGTGCGTCAACACCGGCTTGAGCGCCGAGCAGGCCAACGGCATTCTGGGCGTCGCGCCCGTGGCAGCAGCTAGCCAGGGCAACCCGTTTGCCGCCGCCATGGCCCATGTCGGCAATCCGAAGGTTTCCGGCGTCGAGGGCAAGCCCGATGCGCAGGACGACCCGGCGACCCTGGCCGGTTCGTGGAACCGCGCTTTTGGCATCAAGGCCTGACGCGCCGCTTTCACCCCTAACGCACTCTTCAACGCAACAGGATCACTGCCATGACCACCCTCACCGAAGGCCGCCACACCGGCGAACACCTCATCAGCGAAGCCAGCGGCACGCGCTCGCGCGAAGTCGTCACGCTCATCAGCGGCCAGAACCTGGCGCCCGGCAGCGTGCTGGGCAAGATCACTCTAAGCGGCAAATACACCCAGCTCGCGCCCGGAGCCGCCGATGGCAGCGAAGCGGCCGCTGCCGTGCTGTTTGCCGAAGTCAACGCCAGCGCCGCCGACAAGGCCGCCGTCGTCAGCGCCCGCGACACCGAACTGGACGGCACCGCCCTGGGCTGGCCCGCAGGCATCACCGGCAACCAAAAAATCGCCGCCACCGCCCAGCTCAAGCTGCTGGGCATCGTCATCCGCTGATCGTCAGCACCCACCACAAATCACACAAGGACAAGACATGGCTCACATGGATGTTTTCAGCGGTCGCCCCTTCAACATGGTCGAACTCTCCGCCGCCGTGCAGCGCGCGCCCTACAAGCCGCGCTTTCTCGGCGACCTCAACCTGTTCACCACCAAGCGCGTGCGCACGCAGATGGTCTCGATTGAAGGTAAGGGCGGCGTGCTCTCCCTCATCCAGACCAGCGAGCGCGGTGCGCCGCTGGAAGAGGGCAAGCGCGAAAAGCGCGACATGAAGGACTTCCGCACGGCACGCATCGCTCGCGGTCACACGCTGTATGCCACCGAACTCGACGGCATCCGTGCGTTTGGCACCGAGAGCGAACTGCAAAGTGTGCAAAACGAGATTGCCGAGATCATGGATGGAACCACCGGCCTGCGCTCGGCCGTGGAACTGACGCACGAGAACATGCGCCTGGGTGCGGTGCAGGGCATCGTGGTCGATGCCGATGGAAGCACGATCTACAACTGGTTCAACGAGTTCGGTATTGCCCAGCCCGACGAACTGGACTTTGACCTGGACAATGCTGCTGCAGCTGAGGGCGCGGTACGTAAGAAATGCAATGCCGTGACCCGCGCCATGCAGCGCGCGGCCGGTGGCGCCTGGCTCGACGGCAACACCTATGCGGTGGGCCTGTGTGGTGATGCTTTTTGGGATGACCTGACGGCCAACCCGGAAGTGCGCGGCACTTTTCTGAATCAGCAAGGCGCCAGCGAACTGCGCAACAACGTGGGCCGGGCCTTTAGCTCATTCATGTATGGCGACATCCTGTTCGTCAACTACCGGGGCACCGACGACAACAGCACGGTGGCCATCAACACCAACGCCTGCAAGTTCTTCCCGGCGGGCGCGCCTGGTGCGTTCGTGTCGGCCTTCTCGCCAGGCGAGTTCCTGCCGTTCGTCAACACGCCTGGCCAGGACGTGTACGCCATGGTGGTAATCGACAAGGATCGCCAGGCTTGGGCGCGGCCCGAAATCTACAGCTACCCGCTGTTCATATGCACCCGCCCGGGCATGCTCCAGCGCGCCAAGCGGACCTGATTGCCATGACGCTTCCCCCCTTTTTCGACATCGACGCGCTGATCAACCAGGGGTGCGCTGCCACGCTGGCCAACGCCGTGGCGTCTTACCAGGGCGGCGCGCCGTTCGGCGTCATCCTGGACAGTGCGCCCGCCGATCCGTTTAACGGCGTGTTGGACGCATCCAGCCGCATCTGTGGGTTCGATGGCGGGCATGCGCCCGGCATCGTCGAGGGGAGCATGCTGCTGATCAATGGCGCGGCTCATCGCGTGGCAGGCGGCACGGTGCCCGATGAAACCGGCTGGTTGCAGCTGCAAGTGTTCCCGGTGGCTTAGATGCTCGCGCTCGAATTCCACCTCAAGGCCCGCCTGGCGGCCCTGTCCGCCCTGACCGGCTGGGCCGTGCGCACCGGCACCGAGCAAAGCGAGCGACGCTCGATGCCCGCTGCCGACGTGCGCTGTACCGGGGCGCGAACGACCGACAGCGAGGCGACTGCCGTCACGCTCGATCCTGCCTGGACCGTCACCCTGGTCGTGCCGCGCAGCGACCAGGCGGCCGGGCAGCTGGACGCCGCGCTGGCCGCTGTCATCGGCAGCCTGCACAACTGGCATCCCGGCCAGTTATCGGGCCGTGTGTGGCGGCGCTTGGCGCTGCAGACCGTGCGCGAGCCCGAGTTTGCCGCCGAAGGGCAGGCTGGCTTGGAGCTGGTCTTTGCCACCAGCACCGTGTACCACGGCCAGGTGCTGACGCGCTGAACCTTCTATTTTCCCAACCACTTACCGAAAGAATCCCCGCCATGTCAATCATCAAACAGATCTACAAGCCGTCCATGACCGTGGGCCAGGTGTATGCCAAGATCTACGGCAGCGAAGGCCTGCCGATGCCCATTGGCAACGTGCTCGAACTCGGACTGGAGCACGATGAGGACGTCAAGAAGCAAGACGACATGACCGCCTTAGGTGGCGGCACCCATGCCGAGGTACGCCGTATCAAGGACGCCAAGATCACCATGAAGCTGGCTGATCTGAACGTGGTCAACCTGTCCCGCGCCATTTTTGGCGAGGCGTCGGAAAAGGCCGCCGGTGACGTGATCGACGAGGAGCATGCCGCCACGCTGGGCGGTCTGGTCCGCCTGGCGCACATCCAGCCCACGGCCGTGACGGTCCAGAAGGGCGCCACCGCTGGCGCTGCCACGGTGGTTACCGCGCCGGGCAATTACGAAGTGCGCCCTGAAGGCATCTTCATCAATGCCGATGCTGCAGGCGTAACAGACGCCGACAAGCTCTGGATCAGCTACACCTACGGCGCCTATGCCGTGATCGAGGCCATGACCACCAAGTCGGTCGAGCTGGCGCTGACCTTTGGCGGCCTGAACGAGGCGGACGGCGGCAAGCCGGTGGTGGTGGACATCTACCGCGCCAGCCAGGGCATCACCAAAAAGCTCGCGCTGATCAACAAGGACTTCGGCGCCTTGGATGTCGAGGGCTCCGTGCTGCTCGATTCGACCAAGACCGGCGTGGGCATCAGCCGCTACTACAGGGTCTCGATGGCCTAACCCTGCCGGCGCGCAGCCTGCGCGCCACCCCCGCCACGGCGCCGCACAGCGCCGTGCGGCTTCAAGTGCTGCTGCCAAAACGGCATTAGTTGAAGCCGCTGCATTGCCCGTCAACCCTGTTTATTGAGTACACCGCCCATGGCCATGAAGCCCATTGAGATCCTGATCAACGCCAAGGACAACGCGTCTTCGGTGTTCGACAGCCTGAAGGCCCGGGTCATGGCCGTGGGCGTGGCTATCCTGGGCTACTTTGGTGTCCAGGCCTTTGCCGGCGCAGTAAAGGGCGCCGCCGACTTCGAGCAGGCCATGAGCCGCGTGCAGGCCGCCACGGGAGCCAGTGCTGCCGAAATGGCCCAGCTGCGCAAGGCCTCCGAAAACGCGGGCGCCAATACCAAATTCACCAGCACCGAAGCGGCGGGCGCTCTGGAAAACCTGGCCAAGGCGGGCCTGTCGGCCAAGGACGCGATTGCCGCGCTGCCGGCCGTGCTCAACCTGGCGCAGGCCGGCGACATCGAGCTGGGCACCGCCAGCGAATTCCTGACCAAGGCCGTTATGGGCATGGGCCTGGCCTTTACCGACGCGGGCCGCGTGGCCGATGTGCTGGCGCTGGGTGCGAACGCCACCAACACCAGCGTGACCGGTCTGGCGCAGGCTCTGAGCTATGCAGCGCCCGTGGCGCAAAGCCTTGGCATGTCGCTCGAAAGCACGGTCGCCATCATCGGCAAATTCGCCGACGCGGGCATTGATGCCAGCCGGGCGGGCACGGCCCTGAACAGCATCATGAGCCAGTTCGGCGACCCGGCCAGCAAGTTTCGCCAGGAACTTAGCGCGGCCGGCATCACCACCAGCAACTTCGAGACCGCACTGCACCAGCTGGCCAAGGCCGGCCCGACAGGCGCCAAGGCGATCAACGCGGTCGGGCAGGAAGCCGGCCCGGCGCTGCGCGCACTGCTCAACCAAGGCATGGGCGCGCTGGACGACCTGACCGCCAAGCTCAAGAATGCGGAGGGCAGTGCCGCCGCCACCGCCAAGGTGATGCAGGACAACCTGAACGGCTCGCTCAGCGACCTGTCCAGCGCGTGGGACACGCTCAAGAACGCGCTGGCCACGCCGGTACTGCCCGTGCTCAAGGATGGCGTGGACCAGCTGGCCGGCGCCTTCAAGTCGGCCGTCTCGGACGGCACCATTGCTCGCTTCGGCGAAGCGATTGCCGCGTCCTTTCAGGCGGGCATCAAGTGGGTGCGCGAATTTGCCGCGCAGATCGATTTCAAGCAGATCACGGCCGACCTGCGCGGCTTTGCCGACCGAACTGGCGAGGTATTCACCCGCATCGGTGAATACGCCACCAAGGCCGGTAACAGTGTCCAGCTCGCCTATGGCGTGATGTCGGGCGGCACCAATGCCGTGCTGGGAAGCATCTACGCGCTGGGAAGCGGCTTTGCCACGGTGGCCAGTGGCATTCAGTCGGGTCTGGCGGCGCTCTATGAAGCATCAAGCAAGGTCACCTTTGGCGCGCTGTCGCAGCAGTACAAAGCGATTGCGGCCGAGATCCGGCTGTCGTCGGATGCTACCGCTGCTGCAGCGCAGGCCTTGAGCGACAAATCCCGCGCCGCGTTCTTAGATGTGGCCGATGGTGCCCAGCAGGCCCGTGACGGCTTTGCCCGGCTGGCCGGGGCCATGACGGGCGCAAAGCCAGCCGCTGATGTGGCTGCCAAGGCGATTGACGACGTGGGCGCCAAGCTCGAAGCAACCCGGCAAAAAAGCCGTGATGCGCAAAAGGCCACCGACGACAAGCGCGCCGCTGACGTTGCCGCCACAGTCGCTGTGCGCCAGCTCAAGGACGAATACGCCGCGCTGATCGCCAGCGGCAACTTGCAAGCGGCCGCCGAAAAGATCAAGGACATCAAAAAAGCCTTGCAGGCTACGCCTGCAGCAGCGAAGGACTCGGTCAAGGCGGCGCAGGATGCTGCCAAGCTAACGGCTGAAGCTTTCGAAGCGCTGGGCATTTCTAGCCAGGCCAGCTTGATGATGGTCGCCAGTTCGGCAAAGATCTACTATGACCGCATCAAGGCCGATGGCACATCGACCGCTGCAGACCTAACGAATGCTTTCAAGGCCTATGCCGAAAAAGCCATCGCGGCCAACAACGGCGTGGCCACGGAAACCATCAAGAGCCAGGCGGCCATGCGCGGCCTGGAGATCCAGACCGACAGCGCCGGCAAGACTGTCGTCAAGGCGATGGGCGAAGGTCAGGCAGCCACGGCCAAGCTGGGCGAACAGGTCAAGTTGACCGCCGAGCAGGTGAGGGCGCTTGAAGACGCGCAGGACCGGCTGGCGATGAAATACAAGCTCAGCGCCGATTACACCGAGCGCCAGATCGGCCTGCTTGAAAAAGAAAACGCCCTGGTCGAGCGGCGAAATGCCCTGGAGCGCGAGCGCCTGAACATCGACAAGGAAGGCTACAGCCTGAACACGGCCGGCCAGCGCGTCAATGTCGCCGTAGAAAGCCAGGCCAGCATCTACCAGCGCGCCAAGGACTCGGGCCTGACCGAAGCGCAGGCGCTGGAACTGTCGAAGAAAACCGCGTTGCCCTACAACGGCCCCGGGCTCAGGGTTGCTTCGCCTCTGGACGACGGCTCGAACTGGAGCACCAACCTGCAAAAGAAGATCGACCAGCTCGTGCTGTCCAACGCGGCCGGCTCGACCAGTGGCGCCCAGACCAAAACGTACCGCGTCGTTCTGGAAAACAACGGCAAGTCCGATGAATTCAACCTGACCAGCGACGCGGACGCCCAGCGCCTGGTCGCTGCCTTCCAAAACGCACGACTCACGGCCGGCTAAATGACCATCCTCCTTACCTACAACGGCACCACCACCGCCTTGAGCGACCGGTTGCAGTGGCTTGATGAATACGACTGGAGCCCAGTCGAGCAAAGCACCGAATTCAGCACGACCGGCGCGCTGCTTGTCGATGTCGCCATGAAGCAGGCCGGCCGGCCCATCACGCTCGAAGGGCTGGAAACCGCCGCCTGGCTGACTCGCGCCGTGTGCGACACGCTGCAGGCTTGGGCCGCGCTGCCGGGCATCGAGTTGACCCTGACCGTGCGTGGCATGCCCCGCGCCGTCTTTTTTGACCAGTCCAGAAAAGGCTTCACCGCCGCACCTGTCTGGCGCCTGTCTGATGGCGAGTACACCGAAGAGACGCTTTACCTGCCCACCTTTCGCTTCCTGGAGAAATAACTCACTATGCCGATCCTCACCGAAGACATCAAGCTGCTGAAATCCGCCGTCATGGCCGATGTGCCCGAAGGCGGAGGTGCCATGACGGGCGTTGCCGTGATCGACGGGCAGAGCAACAACCTGTTTCCCGACACCTCGGCAGTGGACCGCGCACTGGGTCGTGTCGCCGCCCGCAAACTGTTCGGCGTGGCGCACTCGGATGACACCGACACCCTGATGGGCGCGCATGCCATCGTCACGGACGCTCCTGACGACGAACTGGTGCATTGCACCTTGATGCAGACAACGGGATGGGCCGACGAGCGCCGTGTCGCGCAGGACCGGATTGAAAAGTACCTTGTCAAAGGCCCTCGCTTGGTGTTTCGCCTGTGGGACACCCACTACACCGGGTCGTTGATTCTCAAATTGATCTGCATGGTTGAAGGCACGCCGCCTGCAGGCGGGGACGCCATTGTGCTGGTCAACCCCACGGGGGAGGAACAGTACGTGCGTATCTTGCGCGTGAGCACTGCGCGTCAGCAAGTCGCCGTGATTGAATCCGGTAGCACCGTCTTGGTGTCAGCGCTGGTGGCAAGTTGTGAAATCGGCAATCCCTTGGAATTCGACTTCTTTGGACCGCCCTCGCTTCGCGTGGGGCTAGACGAAGAAGCGTATGCACAGTCCTATTCAACCAACATTGCAGGCGGGGCCAAGTTTTTCGGCATCAAGCCGCTGGCCTCGGCTGGTGCAATTGGCGACTTTAGTGTCATAGCAGCAGGCGGCATTTATACCCCTGTCGTGCCAGCGGCCACGGTGGAAAGCCCGATCATCGACCTGTACCCGTTGCTGAACCGAACCGGCATTGCTACTACGGCACAGTCAACGCTCACTATGACGAGCGGGGGGCAGATTGGACCGGGCACACTGATAACGCTACCCACCCCAATATCCCCCGGCAGTTTGCGACTGGTAACAAGTTCTGGCGACTTCACCGACGATGCAGGCGATCTCAAGCAGGGGACGCTGACTGTCGGGAAAGTCGAGTACAAGCTGGGCACCGTGACCTTTGCGAGTGACGCACCGGACTACGGATACAACAACGTCACTGCGACGTACCTGCCCGCCACTGTGGCGCAGGTGGCAAGTCACTCGGCGTCATTCTTGGTCACCGTTGCCAATCAGGGACGGGCCTATGTCAATGCGTTTGAGCCACCGCCTGCCGCGAGCAGCTTCACGCTGGCGTATATGGCACAGGGGCGCTGGTACGAGATGGTGGACAACGGCACGGGGAAACTTGGCGGCACGGACATCAGCTACGGCACGGGCATGCTCGACCCCACCACCGGCTCCATGGCTGCAACGCTGGGCGCTGTCCCTGACGTTGGCAGCTTGCTGATCGCCACATGGGGCAATAAAGCTGGCGCTGTGGCCGTCCATCCTGACCGCCTTCCCTTGCGCTTTGGTGCGCGACTGCAGATGCCTGAATCGTCGTCCTTCCCCGTCACGATGTCATGGTCGAGGGCAGGGACCACCTACACCGCCAGTGTTGACGCAACGGGACTAATCACCGGGGACGCCACCGGGCGACTGGGTGGTGGAACAGCCACCTTTGAGCCCGACGTTTTCCCCGATGGGTTGGTCTCAGTCACCGGGACAGTGTTCGAGACCCGAGTGGACATCACCGTAACCCCTGTGACCAATGCCAATGCCTACCAGTACCAAGCGGACGCTAGTCAGCTTCCCGTTGGGCCGGGCACTCTTGTCGGCAAGCTGACCATCACGACCCCGCCGAACGCGATTTATCCTGCATCCGTGGTGGATGTGTTTGACCGCAACGGCAACGTCTACGCCCGCTACCACGGCAACAAAGAGGACGGCATTGCGAACAACGGCAGCGAAATACGGGTCGGTTCTATCGACTACGCATCGGGCCTGATTACCCTGATGGCTTCGGCTGACATTTACATGTGGTTTGACTGGGACGCGGCACCTGTAGGCGCATGGGTACTAGAGACCTACAAGAGCCGAAAGCTGGTGCTGACGCAGTTCACCATCGCCGATTTCGGCGCACTGACTGCCCCAGCCTACTCCACCGGGACCACGACCACGACCACGACTACCTACGAGACGATCAGCACTGAGAAGGCAGTTACCAACGTGCAAACCGCAACGGGGTGGACTGCAGTGGTTTACACGGGGGGCGTTCCTCTGCGCATGAGTGGCATGGCATTCACGATGGGCGGAGAAACCTACTCTGTGGTTGATGGTGTACTGCGGCGAGGTTGGGATACCTTGACAGGGGTCCCGGCTGTTGCGTCTGCAGGCACGCTAACCAGCGATGGAGTCATCACGGTGACGAGCCTGCCTGCCAACTTTTCCAATGCGATCACTTGGAGTAATGCCGTACAGGATGAGGCAGCTAAACAAGTCGGCGGTGGCGTATTCCGCACAGCCAGCGCCCCGCTCAAGACCGGCGTGATGCAACTGCAGTCAGGGGCGCGAATCGCCAGTGCCAATGAGTCAGGCGTCTTGTTAGGGGACGGCTTCACGGGCACAGTGGACTTCCAGCGCGGCACAGTCAAGTGGGCATCCTCACCTGAGATTCCAGCGGACACCTTGAGCTACAACGCCGTGTTTTTGCAATACCTGCCGCTGGACAAAGCATTGCTGGGCATCGACACCGTGCGCCTGCCGCTTGACGGGCGCGTGCCTATCTACCGCACGGGCGACCTGGTGGTGGTGCATAACACGCTGACCACCCAACTGCCCAACCCTGCCGTCAAGGGGACCGCGTACCCACTGGGGCGCACCCGGCTGGCCTCTGTGCGTGTCAAGGACGCGGCAGGGGCCTTAGTGCCAAGCAATTTGTACGTCTCGATCCTCACCCCCGGAACATTGGCCCTGAACACCGATGCTGACTTGTCGATGTACACCGAGCCCTTCAGCGTGGAGCACCGGATTGAGGACTTGCTGCTTTGCTCGCAGGCCGACATTTCAGGGCAGGTGAAATTCACCCGAGCCCTGACGCACGCCTTCCCGGCTGGCACCTCGTTTGTCTCCAGTGCGCTGCCGTTTGGCGACCTGTTCGCCCGACCACACACGTACATCGAGCAGGAAACGTGGGCAGGACTGTGGGCTGACGAGTTGATTGGCACTGCACCGTTGCCAGCCTACAACGAGGGCCAGTTCCCCATCACTGTCACGAACCGGGGGGCGATCTCCGAACGCTGGGCCATGATTTTCACCAGTTCCACCGAATACCGGATCGTGGGGGAGTCCGTTGGAATCATCGGTACAGGCATCACAGGGGCGAACTGCTCGCCGATCAACCCCGCGACCTCGGCTCCCTACTTCACGTTGCCTGAAGGTGGATGGGGCGCAGGCTGGTCCGTGGGTAACGTGCTGCGCTTCAATACCGCCGCCTGTGGCTCGCCATTTTGGGTGATCCGCACTGTGATGCAAGGCCCATCGTCACTCGACAGCGACCAATTTTCCCTCGCCTTTCGGGGTGATGTGGACCGCCCGTAAGAAAGAAACGCCATGACTTCACCCGTAGATACCTCTGTTAAATTCTTCCACTCCGGGATGCTCGGGGCACCTGTTCTTCGTGGGCAGGCTGGTTCCCTAATCGCCCTCATGGACGCCTGCTTGGTCAACGGCTGGGGCATTCAAACCGCCTCGTCAGTCGTCGTCTCAGGGGGCGTCTGCACCATGACTTTTCCACTGGATCACGCTGCCCCCGTGGAAGCCGTGGTGCTGGTGGCAGGCTCGTCCATTGCCGACCTCAATGGCGAGCAAAAGGTGACCGCTGTCGCCGCTAACGTCATCAAGTTCGCTACAGCGGTAGCAAACGGAACGGCCACTGGAACTATCACCGCCAAGATGGCCCCTGCGGGTTGGGAGAAGCGCTTTAGCGGAACCAACTTGGCGGTGTACCGCAGCCTTGATCTGACAGGCAACCGCTTCAACCTGCGTGTCAATGACACCAACGCGATAGACACTCGGATCTTGGGCTACGAGACCATGACCACGGTGAGCGCAGGCACAGGAATTTTCCCAACCAGCACCCAGCAAAGCGGGGGTCTCTACTTAACGAAAGCCTATGCAGCGGGGGCAGACGTTATCCCGTGGGTGCTCATCGCAAACACAAAGCGTCTGTACCTCGGAAATGCGTGGGCAGCTTCGCCCGGATATGGTGGACCCACCTATACGGCAATGGCGATCCATGGCTTCGGCGACTTCCCGTCATTGAAGTCCACGGTGGACTCCTTCAATTGCATGATTGCAGGAGAAACCGGCACCAATCAGATGTATGCCAACTTTGGTCTCGCGCTACATGCGAATCCAGGTCTGTACATGGCACGCGGCAATGCGGGTACAGGGTCCTCCGTCACCGCAGAGCAAATACCGGGCTATGCCAGTGGGTCTGGCGAAGGGTCAGGCAACGCGACTACTTTCGGGGTTTTCCCCGGAAACACAGGAAAACTAATGTTGGCGTCCCCCGGCTTAGCAGTAACTCCTGTGAGTAGTAACGGGATACGGTCGGTGTTAACCGAGGTGCTCCACTGCCCGCAAGCCATATTACAGGCGTCGAAAATACCGCCATTTGACACTATTTCAGGGCAAGGGCTGACACTGGGTAGGCGGCTGCTCGCCATACCGGCCACAGCCTCGCCCATTGATCCAACAGCCCAGCCCTACCACCCAGCTGCCTTTTTTGACATAACCGGACCTTGGGCGTAATCATGGCTACAAATGCTGCGTCCATGTATGCCATACCTCCACTGTCTAACTCGTTGAAAGACTACGTGAATGGCGCTCTTGTCACAGGGTCCATAACCGGGACGGTGAAAACCAAGGCGGTATCCGGGGAACCTCCCCCGACCTACTGCCGCGTCGTTCTCTTGCGCGACATAGACCTCGTGGCCGTTCGCTCCATGTGGACCGACCCCGTAACGGGGGCATACCAATTCAGCGAAATCGATAAGCACCTGACCTACACCGTGATCGCTATCCACCCGACAACCAGCTTCAGGGCTGTCATTGCCGACCACCTAACCCCGGAATAAGACCATGGCCCTCTCTATCTCAACCCCTCACCGTGACGCCCGCTCACTTGCCACGATTGCCTTCGCAGACGAGGGGGTGGGGGGCTCGTTTATCCCATTTCGTTATACACAAGTCCCCTGAGCCTGAAGCTCGCGTGAGAACCTGATGCCGGCGGCAAAGTCCAGAATGCGCTGCATACCAAGCCAGATGGTTTTCACGCCCGGCTCACCATCACCCGTGCGCGCTAGAAAGCCACCGAGTCTGGCAACCAAGCGCACCACCTCGTTGAGCGTGGGCGGCTTGCTTGGCAGCTTCTGCTTGTTCAGGATGTAGGCGGCTTTCCACTCATCGGGCTCGAACATCAACTGGGCATCCAGGTCCGGGCAACTTCGCCCCAGCCGCATCAGCCGGGCGATACGCCAGGCCACCACCATGTACAGCACCAGCGCGCGCTCAATCTTCTCGATGCTTCCCAGTTGCAGCGCCTCGATGCGGCAGCCGTTCTTCAGGACATGAAAGAACATCTCGATTTCCCAGCGGGCCCGGTACCAGTCAATCATGCGCGCGGCCTGCTCCAGGCTCTGCACCGGTAGATTGGTCAGCAGCCGCCACTCGACAGGCTTGTCGCCTGCGGCAGGCTGCATTTCCTTGGCCACGATGCAACTGGCCTGCACAAAGTGGCCTTTGCCATCGGGCAGTTCGAGCATTTGCGCCCACACCTGCTGGACCACTTCACGGGCGCGCTGGCCCTTGCGCGAGGCCATTACAAAGCGTATTTCGCCCAGAGGCTCGCTTTGCAACACAGAGATCCAGAGTTTGTCGCCGCTGGACAGGGTGCGGTTGTGTTGGGAGCGCAGCAGCCAGTCCACAGGCGTGCCCAGCGCGCGCGCACGCCGCATCAACTCCATGATGTCGGCCTCGCGGTCAGCCAGGTACACCAACCGGGTGCCGGACAACTCGGCGGCCATTTCGGCCAGCCGCTCGTAACCTTCCACCCAGCGCACACTCTCCTTGATGCCGGGGCGGCTGCCGTCCTTGTTTTTGGGTTCGCGTGCCCACATCCACGCGTCGAGCACGCCCAGCGGTTCGCGCGAAGTCGACACGGCGTAGGTCGGATGCGCGTACATGCCGCGCTGCGCTTCGTAGCTCAGCGGCCCCAGGCCGCTGGCCTCCTGCCCGTTGAAGTCCAGCTCGGTCGTGTCCTGAATGCACAGCACCACCTCGTGCCCGGCCATGCGCGTCTTGGCGCAGTCCGTGTGCGCGCCCAAAATCGCACGCCAATCGACTTCCTCGTTGCCGAAGAACCGGTACGCCGCCATGGTGTCGGCCCAGTCCCCGCAGGCTTGCGGCACGCTCGCCATGGGCTGGGCGCTCAAGCGCTCCACCAGCCGGATGGCCCGCTTGTTGCGCCGCTCATCGCCCAAGTCTATCGTCTCAAATTCAGTGCCTGCCCAGCCCATCGTTTTCCTTCAAATCTTTCTTGAGGGGAATTTTGCCGGAGTTGTGTATAACGAAATGCGTTTATCCAGATCAAGGACGCGAGCGATACGGTCCTTGTGACGGTTAACCTGACCAAGCCGTGCGGCACGCTTGAGTCCGGGTCAATACGCCTCAAGCAAGCAGCCGCTAACGGAGACCAGATCACGGCAGATGGTGTTGCCGCGAAAGCGACATGGCTGAACCGCAATGGTGAGACCGTGGCAGAAGGCACGGTCTCAGACTCCGTCGGAACGGGCGACTTCAAGATTTCCTCGGCAGCAGGCACCAGCCTGTACGCTGGAGGCTATGTGGTCCTTGGCGTCACCGACCTGAGCTGATCCGTGACGGTTGACCTGCTCTTTTCCCAGACCCCGGCGACCAGTGGTGCGCTGGTGTTTGGGGGAGACACGGCAGGGCCTGTCAGCAAAGACGCGACCCTCGCGCTCAGTGCCTACCTGCCGGGGTTAGGTGGTGCAGTACGGCTGGGGCAGGCAGGGGATCGCTTGACACTGGTCGGCACCCTGCCTACGTTGACCGGGCAGGTATTGCTGAAGACGAACGCCACCAACAGTACGGCATTCACCGCACGTCTTCCAAGTTTGGTCGGTACGTTTGCGCTGACTGTGCAGGGGGTGTCTCGCCTGACGATGGCAGGAACCTTTCCGTCCCTGTCAGGTGAAGTGCCGTTAACGGTCAGCCTGCCCACGTTGCTATTGCTCAGCGGGGGACTGCCTGAGTTGTCCGGGGTCATTCCATTTTCTCAGGTGCGACCTGCGTACTTGGCATTTTCGGGCAGCTTTCCGGGGTTATCAGGGACCATGGGGATGGCCTACGACAACCAAGTCACAAACTGGCTGGACAGTCGCGTCAAGGCGTCACACCAGCCCGCTGACCCGGCAAGCACAGGCTCGGTTTCCGCCTGGACCGGAACCACTCCCCATCGAGACGCGGTGTCTCCCCAGTGGCAAACCGCCCGTCCTGACCAGCATGAGAACGAGTCGGGATTTTTCGTATCGCTGGCACAGCGCCTGGATGCAGCATCGACATGGACTCCAGCGGACCCCGTCGAAGCACAGTTCAATGCCACGCACCAGCAGGCAGAATTTCACGAGGTGGTTGTGGAGACAGATTGGCAGGTCGCCGTTCGCCGTCAACTTGAAATGCTGTGCAGGCTGCAGACAGGTATTTTCCACGCCCCCGAGTACGCGGGGCGATGGCAGGACGCTGTATCGCAAGTGCGCAACCAACAAGGCCGTTCCGGGGCCAGCCTGCAGCACCGTGGCAAGTCGAACACCTTCATGCCTTGGCAAGTGGCGGGTCAGGCGAAAAACGGCCTGAGCATCTTGCCTCTTCCGGTCATTGTCCTTGCGCCGTGCTACATCCCCAGCGCTGAGCTTTTGTTCTCCGAGGCCTACACCAACGGCATGGAAATGCTGTTTGTCTGCGAGCGCCACACCCTAGTGCCACCCGTCATTCCTGGCGCTGTCGCCGTGCCTGTCTTGAGGACTTATGTGACCATCAACTCCATTGTCTTGCGCCGCATCGACGGCAACGTGCCCATCCCACTCCATGCCTTTGGAATGTCGCTCGATGCCGACTCGTGGACCTGGTCCTGGAGCGCCTCAATCCCGCTGGCCGCGCTGGCGCTGGTGCAACCTGGCAACGATGGCGCGCCGGTTGAGGTCGAGGCGATGGTCAACGGCGTGCCTTACCGGCTCTGTGCCGAGGGCATATCCAGTCAGCGCCAGTTCGCCCAGGGTCGCATTGCCGTTAAGGGGCGCGGCTTGGCGGCGGTGCTGGACGCACCGTATGCGCCGGTTGGCAACCACGGTAATACGGCCGCCCGCACAGCCCAGCAACTCATGGCCGATGTCTTGAGCGTCAACGGCGTAGGGTTTGGCTGGGCGGTGGACTGGGCTCTGACCGACTGGCTGGTGCCTGGCAACACTTGGACGCACCACGGCGCCTATATCTCCGCCATCCTCGACATTGCCAAGGCTGCAGGCGGCTACGTGCAGCCGCATGACACCGACCAGGCGCTGCGTATCCTGCCGCGCTACCCGTCAGCGCCCTGGAATTGGGCCAGCGTCACGCCGGACTTCGAGTTGCCCTCAGCGGTGGTCAGCGTCGAGGGCATTGACTGGACGCGCAAAGCCGATTACGACCGCGTGTTTGTCAGCGGCATCCAAAACGGCGTGCTGGGACAGGTCACTCGCGCCGGCACAGCGGGTGCAAGCGTGGCGCCCATGGTGACAGACCCCCTGATCACGCAAGCAATTGCAGCCCGCCAGCGCGGCCTGGCTATCTTGTCAGACACCGGCAATCAGGCACGCGTCTCGCTGACGCTGCCCGTGTTGGCTGAAACAGGCTTGATCAAGCCTGGGCAGTTCGTACGCTACCAGGACGGTGCCGGCTCCCGGCTTGGTCTGGTGCGCAGCACATCGCTTGTCTGGAGCCGCCCGAAGCTGCGCCAGACCATCGCCGTCGAGACCCACGCCTGAGGACCCATCCATGAGCAACTTATTCAAAGCATTCCTCGATCTGCTCCCGGACCGGCCGCTGCTGGTTGGCACTGTGCTGTCTGTCGCCAACAGCATCGCCCGCGTCGAGTTGCCTGGGGGCGGCATGGTGCAGGCGCATGGTCAGGCGACGGCTGGCCAGCGTGTGTTTGTCCGGGACGGGCAGATCGAGGGCCTTGCACCTGGTCTGCCTGTCGAAATCATTGAAATCTAAAGGAGAACGATTTGGTGCAAGACGACTTTGGCAACCTGGTGCACACGCCCAGCACGGCGACCCTGACGGCCCGGCTCGACGCGGGTGACGCCCGCTTCGACCGCGTTGAGAAAGATCTGGCGGCGAACACCGCAGCCACCCGTGAGGTGGCCACCAACACGGCCGAGCTAGTGGATATTTTTAAGGCATTCAAGGGTGCGATGAAGGTGCTGGAGTATGTTGGCAAGCTGGCCAAGCCGCTGGGCTACATCCTCAAAGCAGGCCTGGCGGTCGCAGCCGTCTGGGTGGCGGTCAAGACGGGAGGGCAGTCGAGATGAGCGGCATGAAAAACCGGATCATGGTGGCGGTCCTCAGTCTGAGCGCGACGGCCCTCGTCGGGCTGGCACTGGATGAGAGCTACACCAGCGGTGCCATTATCCCGACCCGGGGGGACGTGCCCACGCTGGGCTTTGGCAGCACCACGCATGCGGATGGCCGGCCGGTGCGCATGGGCGACACTACCACGCCCACCAAGGCGCTGGCCAGAACATTGCAGTACATCCAGGCCGACGAAGCTGATATGCGAAAGTCGCTTGATGGCGTGGCGCTGCACCAAGCTGAGTACGACGTCTACATCGACTGGCGCTACCAGTATGGCGCGTCAAGGTGGCGCAACTCTAGCATGTTGCGCGAACTGCGCGCTGGCAACTATGTGGCGGCATGCCATGCGCTGCTGGAGTACAAATTCTCTGACGGTTACGACTGCAGCACGCCTGGCAACCGGCGCTGCATGGGCGTCTGGACACGGCAACTCAAGCGGCACGCACAGTGCATGGCGGCGCAATTATGAGCTGGCTTTACCGCGTCTTGGCCATCAGCGGACTGTTGGCCGTGCTGTATCTAGGCTATGGAGCATGGGTCACGCACCAGCAGGGTATTGGCGAAGCGCGGGCAACGGCCGGCTACAACACCGTCATCGACAAGCAAAAAGCCAAGGTTGTTCAGCTGCTGCAGACGGAAACCGATAGGGCCAATGCCGCCACGGCCAAGCTGGTCGAATTTAGAACTGAACGGGAGAAACACGATGCAGAAAACAAAAGCGTTATTGCGGGTCTGGCTGGCCGCTTGCGTGCTGCTGCCGGCGCTGCTGGCCGGCTGCGCGACCCCAGCGCCAGCCATGCAGGATGTGGGAGCGGTGGTGGTGGCGCCTCGGGCGCAGATTCCACCCATTCCAGCGGTGGTGCTGCAGACGAAGCCGAGGCCCGTGGGTTTTTATCAAAGCAGCTTACTGAATTTCTTCTCCGCCAGGCCGCAGACGCAGACCAAGTGAACCTGGCCTATACATCGTGCCGGCTCGATGCCTTGAGTCTGCGTGAGGTGCTGCGGTGAGTGCCGTGCAGACGCCTGCACTGTTCGAAGTAGAGCACCTGCTGGCGCGCTTGAAAAGCCTGGGCGCGCAACATCAAAGGGCAGGGCGCATCAGCCATGCCCAAGGCGTTCATTGCGCGATTGAACTGATCAAGCGTGATCGCAAAGCGGGAAAGGGCTTCAAGCCGCAGAAATAATAGCAAAAAATACAGGGCGGCTGGACTGAGTGCGTCAACACCCGATCCAGCCACCAATCCACAGAACACGCCTGTGAACCAGCCAAGACCCTGCCACCTCGCGAGGCAGGGGAAGTGTAACCACCTCTTACTGAAATTCACAAATGGCCTCTCCCATCATTCCCTGGCTCGGCGGCAAACGGCGCCTGGCCGACACCATCATTCCGCGATTTCCCCCGCATACCTGCTACGTCGAGGTGTTCGCGGGCGGCGCGGCACTCTACTTTTTACGCCAGCCCGCTGACGTCGAGGTCATCAACGATGTCAATGGTGACGTGATCAACCTCTACCGCGTCGTCAAGAACCACCTGGAAGAATTCGTTCGCCAGTTCAAGTGGGCGCTGAGCAGCCGCGAGGTCTTCAAGTGGACCCAGGCCACAGCCAGCGAAACCCTGACCGACATTCAGCGCGCAGCCCGTTTTTACTACCTGCAGCACCAGGCGTTCGGCGGTCGCGTGCAAGGGTAGAGCTGGGGAACGGCCACCACGGCGCCGGCTGTCAACCTGCTTCGGATCGAGGAGCAGCTCAGTGCCGCCCATCTGCGCTTGTCCAGCGCTTACATTGAGCGGCTGGACTGGAAAGACTGCATGAAGCGCTATGACCGGCCGCACAGCTTCTTCTACCTGGACCCGCCATATTGGGAAACCGAGGGCTACGGGGTGCCGTTCCCGTGGGCGGAATACGAAACCATGGCAACCGTGATGCGCGACCTGAAAGGCAAGGCCATGCTGAGCATCAACGACCACCCGGACATCCGCCGCTGCTTCGAAGGCTTTCACATCGAAGAGGTGCCGATCAAGTACACCGTGGGAGGCGGCCAGGGCGTAGACCGGATCGAGCTGATCATCAGTAGCTGGGACGTGGCGGCTGAGCCTGCTGGGTTGTTTTAAGTCATTTCAAACCGGCACGTGGGGACACTCTCGTGCTGGGTTGACTCCGCCGGCCACCAGAGCTGTACTGTAGCTATGCAAACACAAATCACCGCCGACCAAACCGCGCAGGCTCTAAGCGCCTGCCTGTCAAAAATAGCGCTTGAAAAGCTGGGCGTCATGAATCTGGTCACCCGCAACAGCGATGGCGAGGATTTTTATGAACTGGCTGTTTGGTCGATTGAGAAAGCCTTGCATGCGGCTTACGTCGCAGGACGCCAATCGGTCCAGGGGTGAGGGGCTGTCTTCTACATCTGATAGATTTCAAGCCAGCAACTGGACTCTGCAGGAGTTCGGAAAATCTAAGAGATAAAGCTGCTCTCCAGCAGGCAATCGTTCTGGCTTATCTTCCCATTTGCGCGCTGCTTTCATGCGCATCAATCTCACGCAACTGATACGTCATCAGCTTAAAGCCAAGATCTGCTTGCATTACCAAGTTCTCCGAAAAACTATTCCAAGTCAGCTTAAAAGGTTGCTTTGGAGCGAGAAAAGAATCTTCCTTAAAGCGGTCAGCATTAGCGCGATGCTCAGCAGGAAAGTGGCTAGATTCAAGCTTTGAGTACATTAAAGCCATAGTCAAACTTTTTGGATTTTCCTATGCCACATGACGATTGTTTGTACCACTACTGCTCCACGCAAACCTTCCATGCCATCGTTGATTCAAAAACCATTCGCCTTTCCTCGCTGGCCCTTTCTAATGACTCGCTGGAAGGAAAAATTGTTCCAGAAACCGTGAGAAAACTTATAAAACCGCTAGGAAAAGAGCATGAAGAGCTTTTGTCTGAAATCAAAGTCACAGAAGATCACCTCGGAAACGCGCTGGGCTTCTGCTTGTCCGAAGCGGGAGATCTTTTGAGCCAATGGAGAGGCTATGCGATGGATGGTATGGGTTTATCCATAGGTTTTTCTAGAAAATATTTGGATCAATTTATGATTCCGATTAATAGAACTGATGAAATTGAACTGAATAAGGTTGAATATTTTACGGATGCCAAGGTCATCGCTGAATTTGAGGGGTTTGCCAAAGCGCTTGATGCAGACAAAGCCAATAACTATGCAGATGTTCGTCAATATATTAGAAGCCGTCAAAGTTATATGTATGGGCTACATAGACAAAAGTTTAGGGTTAAGTCTGATGCTTTTAAGGAAGAGCAGGAATGGAGGCTTCTAACATTTAGAAAAGGAGATTTTTTCAGACCGGCTTCCAATTGCTTGATTCCTTACATCGAATTTTCTTTGGACGATCCCGCAGCAGCGATCACGAAGGTGGTCTTGGGCCCCAAGCACGTCACACCAACTGAGGTGGTGGAAGAATTTTTGAAGAAATCCGGCTTTACAAATGCTGACGTTTCCCAGTCGCGGGCTTCGTACCGCTGA